GTAGGTTTAGACAACACAATTAAGTCTGAGTCATTGTATGTGGGAAATCTCTCAATCCAATAATTTACATTTACTGTAAAAGTTGAATTATCATTTAACCCAGTCATCACAATTCCCTTTGTGTTGAAATTATGAGTGTGCTCCGGAAAGACCGAACTAAATTCGTTCACTGGATTCTTGTCCGATGCAAATCCACTTACCAGAGTTGGATTGGGATAGTAAAGATCGTAATTATCTGACATATAATAAACTGTTGGTCTATTAAAGTCAGGTGGGTTCTGTCCTCTACCATAAGTGGGCACTATATAAGCTCCATCTTTCATTTCCCATGTGACGCTTTCAGGCAATAACAATGCCTCCGAAAGGGTATGAGGTAGCATATTTAATATTGTCAAATCATGCGATATCCCTAGCGTCGCAGCTGTCAGTTTGATCTCAAACTCTGTAGATTTCCGTTTGTTGTACTCCTCAATGGCCTTCTTCTTTTCTGCAAAAGCGAACCATTCTTGAACAGTAAACCTCTCTGGATTTTGGGGTAATTCATATACCGTTAGAGCTCCTTGCTTGTACAACGAAGCGGTAGTATCATGAACTTCTATACCTACTCCAATCAATCGCCAGCGATGTTTTTGGTAGTTTCCAGGTATAGGAATTTGCCCTATTGATCGAGTATCGTTTGCCCCGACATTTAATAGCATCAAATCACATCCAGCAATGCCTGCAACTACTGACACACCTCCTAGGGCTATGGTCTGCGTGCCATTCATGGGTTCCATTATCCCATTTCCAAATAAGTCTGCAGGATGCATCGTTCGTGTATTTGATGTTGGAGTGAAGTAAAGATGTGCGTCCCATGGGCCTGAGTCTATCGAATTTGGTTTCGATATTGACACTGACTGTTTCACACATTGTGTTATGGAGCATCCTTGTGATGCATCCGGATAACCTTCCACTTCTAACCTCCCGTCATGAAAAGGGTCGATGGCGCACTTTAGCCATTCTAAACCTTGTTTAGTCATGCCTGTGCGTGCACCTAGTTTTTCAAGCGCTTTCTCTGCTCTAGACACCTTGTTCATTGTGTTTATAAAACCAAAGACGGCCGTCCCCCTTTCAGTAAACACACTTTCGCGTCCAATGAGCCAGTAAGCATATAGAAAAGGATTATTTTTTAATCGTGTTATATCTGCCCGGATCTCAGGTGGTAGATTTCCAACTTTAGGTTCATACCACAGGACTAGTTCTCTTGTTATTTCACACAGTTCCGGAACATAGACTGACAGAACTTGTATAGCCACGAACTTCATTAATTGTTGTAGTGGTGGCAGTGTCTTTTGAAAATAATACAGGGAAGAACATATTTTCTCAATCCTTGGAAAGGGTACATATTTTCGTAAATCATCGTCGTAATGAAACGATGACCCCAAGAATGAGTGTTTCGGGTTCAATTTCCCTGGACCTGAAGAATGGAAGTGCTGCGAAGGTTTCAGTACGAGTCCATATTCTGCGTAGACTGCAACTTTCCAGATTCGATATTCCTCATAGGTCATATCCAGGTATTTAAGGTTGTTGCCTGCTAAATTATCATCTGAATATATATTGAATAAATGATTGTCTAAAATCTCATTGAGAGTGGGCCATCTGCCAAACTTATTCTCAAATATTTTACATACCAATCTGAAGCAAATAATCAAATGTTTTATTGAATTATCGGCACAGGTATTATTAGATCCTGAATTATTCCCTGTTTTACGTCTCCTTATGACTCCATCTGGAGAGCCCACTAAAGGGTAGACAGTGTGTTGAGTGCACCACTCAATCGCAAACAAATAAATATCTTCGTTTGGATAAATTAACATCGAATTTCGCAGATGGTAAACATCTCCTAGCCAAACTGATCGGTCATAGCCAGATGCATCATCTTCATCCACTTCTTCAAAGTCCTCCAGATCTTTTCCTAATCGATCAAAACCGCCATATTCCTTTGAGTAGCCATACTTGATTACACTCTCACGAGCCATATCAACCATAGCGGCGTTTTGATTATCGTACAATATCTTGACTATTGTAAGGAAGTCACAGGGACAGTTAAATGTTGTGCGTGCTTTATGGGCTTTGATTTCCTCTAATGGTAGAATCTCTATTTTTCCATTCACATCCCATACAGGTATTTCAAAACTCCAAACCTTTTCCTCGAAATTAGGATCATCCAAAAGGTCTTTTTTCTTTGGGTATCCCCTCTTTTTCCATTTTTTACCGGGTGAGGTTCCCGTATTGAAGCTCATTTCATCTAAGGGCCCTAAGACTGGAACATGTAATTGTCCATATAAATACTCCTTCACTAAAGTATCTACTACATAAGTTTCCAAATCGTCATCAGGGTTCGTCTTAGGTCGGTCACATTTTGCGAAAGATATAT